CTTTTTTTATTATTAAAAAATTATTTTTATTAAAACTCATATTTTCCTTTTTTTTATTTAAACGGATATCCTAAATTCCATATCACTAAAGAATATCTTGTTCCTTTTGTTACTGGTGTTACACGATGCCATACAAAACTTGGAAAAACAATTATAGAACCACGTGGTCTTATTTCAACACACTCTTTTGTAGTCTTACCTTTTTTCCATTCCGTATCCATTGAATTTCTAAAATCAAATTCTAAATTTCCTCCAACATAATCTGATGGTTCAACTAAAGAAACCGTTACTGATAATTTTCTTATTTTTCCGTGATCCATTGGCCAACTACCATCAGCATTTTGTTTTCTTTGATATGGTTCTTCCCAACTATCACTATGCCATCCATAATATTGACCTACTCCGTATTTTGTAAACTGACAAGCTTCTGAACTATCCCAATTAAAATTCCAACCGGCTAACCTATTAGCATCGTGTATAAATGGTTGTATTTCTTTATAAATCCAACGGTCATCCATCCAAACAATATCAGATTTTCTTTTTTTTTGAATATTTTTTATGTCTTTTTTATTTAATTTACCTTTAGTTTTTATAGTATTTTCAACACCACCAGTTATGGCCATTTCAGATTGATGTTTTTTACCGTAATTTAATATATCATCACAGATTTTTGGTGACAATGCTGATTGAAAGTAATAATAGTAGTTTTTTAAATTCATAATATAAATTTTATAATATTAATATAACATATTTATGTTGTTTTGTAAAGCTTATTAAATATATTCATAAGTAGAAGTTAATATAGAATTTAATTGTTCTGATGTATTAGTGGTTATATGATATTGTTGTGTAGAAGGAAACATTACAAAATCATTGTTATTTAAAGGTATTTCCCAACTTCTTCCTTTTCTTCTATTATCATCATATTCTATAAATACTTTACAAGAATCTTTTCCAACATTTACTCCATATAACATTACATAATCTGGTGAATTTCTTAAATCTACAGGATCTAATTGTAATAAAGAATGTGAATGTTGTCTTGGTTTATAAATGTTACCAATTGTTTTTTTATGAACTAATGTAAAACCATATTCTAAATTAATATGTTCACGTAAATATGTTTGTAACATATCCCAAGTTCTGGAAAATGAAAATTCTTTATTATTAACAGTAGATAACAAAATATCTTCACTTAATTTTTCTTGGTCAATTTCAAAACCTTTAGGCATTTCTATTTGACCATAATATAAACTTATATTTGATAATATATTTCTTTTCATAATAAAAATTTTAAGTTTATTGTAATAAATTTATTAATTCCCAAGTTTGATTATTTTCGTTCCATTTATATTGCCAAAAGTGTGAGGCAGATATATTTTGATTAGTTTGTTCTTCAGTTAATATTGGTGCATCACCAATTGGGGATTTCCAAGATGCTGTTGGAATATGTTTTATCCAAGAATTGTAAGGTTTTTTAGGCCAGAAAATATTATTATCTTCGTCCCAAGTATATCCAATACCTGCGTAATTTCCTCTAAAAGGTGTTCCACCTGTTTTGTGTGTATTATTAACGGTATGATATGATGTCTGTATCCACAATTGAGCTGGCCAGTTATTATGTGTTTCTAAATATTGTTGGCCTACTAATTCATCTTCAACATTAGAAGCATTTAGCATATCACTGTTGTTCAGTGTTAATACTGTTAAAACTTTTCCATTTAATCCTATTTTTGCAAAATGTGCCATATATTTTATTGAAATTTGTATCGTATAACTACAATTCCTGATCCTCCTATGCCGCCTTCCTCTCTTGCTTCAGGAGAACCATTTCCTCCACCTCCACCACCGCCACCAGTGTTAACAGTTCCATCACTACCTCCTGATCCATAAGTAAAACCATTCCCTCCTCCTCCTGATCCTCCTGGTCCTACTGGACCTGGATTACCTGCACCTCCATATGAACCACCTCCTCCACCACCTGCAAAATATCTTCCTGGTGCTGGTCCTGGAGTTCCATAAGTTGGAGCTGTTGGGCCAAAAAATGTAGTGGACATAGGAGAGCCAGTTCCTCCAGCTCCTCCTCCTGGACCAGGACTTTGATTACCTGGAGCTCCTGCACCCCCGCCACCACTACCATTATAAGATTGCTGCGGCGGAGTATTAGCTCCCGGATTTCCTTGCGAAGGACTTACTGGAGGTGTATTACCATTTCCTGCGTTCTGTCCATTTCCACCACCACCGCCAGAACCACCAGCAGTTGCATCTACACTTCCTCCTGTACCTCCACCACCGCCAGCAGAAGTTATAGTTGAAAATATAGAAGGATTTCCAGAAACTCCAACAACTCCTGAAGAATTTGGGCTTGGCCCGCCTGCACCAACTGTTATAGGATAAGCTTGTGCTGAAATTGGTAAACCTGCAGTTGCTGGATTTGGATAATTTTGACGATATCCTCCGGCACCACCTGCTCCAGCGTGTCTTGCTCCACCACCTCCACCACCGGCCACTACAAGATATTCAACACTGTTTGAACCTGTTGGTGCTCCTGCGCCTGTTACTGTAAAAGTTCCTGGTCCCGTAAAAACGTGTGTTTTAAAATCGCCATCTGTTAATATTGTACCACCTGTGGCCGCCATAAAAGGATTTGCAATCACTTGTATTGAAAATTGTCTTTCTACTGTTCCTTCTGTTGTTGCAGCACGAACAACAAATGGATAATTTCCTAAAGAAGGCGCGCTCGCTAATGTGCCTGTAATTGCACCTGTTGAACTTGAAATAGTTAAACCAGAACCTGGTAATGAACCAGATATAATTGTAAATGTGATTGTATTTCCTTCGGCGTCGGTAGCACCAGCATTGAATGTAGTACCACTGATAGTTTGGCCATTAAAAACTGTACCTAATTGGCCTGATGCGACTGTAAACACAGGAGCTGCATTAAAAGTAAATGCATCTTCTAATGTAGCAGCCAAACCTGAAGTATTTGTAACTTGTACATCATAAGGGTCGTCTGTCGTGCCCATTGAAGATGTAGTCTTACAAGTAATAGATGAATTTGTAACTCGTGTTATGTTACCAGCGGCATATTCTGTGCCTGTATTACCTATAAATTTAACCGTTACACCAATACCAAAGTTACCACCACTGATTGTAATTGTATGAAGTGTAGAACCGTCGGCATTTAAAATATTATTTGTACCTTGAGCGTCGCTTGTTGAAATACTTGAAATTGTAGGAGGTGCATCAATAGGCTTCCATTGGTTACCATCATAATACTCCATTAATTCTGTAGTTGTATTAAAACGTAATTCACCTGATTCAGAACCAACTCTTTCACCAGTTGTTCCTTTAGCTACTACAATACCTTTAGTGCCAGTAAACTTTCTATTCTTACCTGTAAAATCCCTTGAATTTGCCATAATTTATTTTCTCTCTATATTTATAAGTTTGTAGTTAGTTTCCAGCCATAAGTTGCACCTGTATAAACTAAAGTAATTGCTTCATCTTCTACGTTAAGTACTAAATTTTCAGTTAATCCCATTATTTTATTACCATTTCTTGCAACTGTACAATTGTTTGTGTCAAAAGTACTTGCTAAATCTAATATACTTATTTGATCTCCTGTTTGTGGAGAAGCTGGTAAAGTAATAGTTTTTGCGCCTGTTGTTGTATCTACAAAATAACGATCATTTGCAGCAATTGTAATACTTGTTGCTGTTGAAGCCCAAGGATTACCACCACCTAAACCTGTCCATTGTGTACCGTTATATCCTTCCCAAGTGTCAAGTGTAGTGTTATATCTCACACCACCTTCAAATAAATCTCCACCTGTTGGTCTTTCACCAGTTGTACCTGTAGGAACAACAATATGACCTGTTCCCATTTTATCTCTTTGTGTATAACCTACAATTGCAAATTCTGTTGGCACAGCGGTGTTTGAATTACCGCTTAATGTTTCATCTAAACTAAATTCATTGATTGTAGCACCTAATTGAGCACCAATAGAACCTAATTGTAATTCTGATAAACCTGATAAATCAAAAGCATCAGCGTTTAGTGTTGCAATACCAGTTGCCTGTTGAATACGGAATAAATCTCCTACTCTAAAATCTCCATCTTGATCCGTAGAAACAAAGTAAACACGGCCACCATCTTCTTCTATAACTTCATCCGCTTGATCGGCCGCTTGTAAAGGTTCACCAGGATAATTTGTATCAACAATACCGCCTGTACCTATACTTAAAAAATCGTGACCCGTTAATCTAACGTTTGAAAATTTTACTGTAACATTTGCTGATTCAGCACTTTCTATTGCACCAGTAAAATCTGTAATCGCTTCTGTTAAACGAACTGTAGCTGTACCGGCTACTGTATTTTCTTCTGAAACTAAACTGACACGGTAATAAGTTGAGTTTCCTGCAAATTTAATATTTGATCCTACTTTTATAAGGCCAGCTGTTGTTAAATTTGTAGTACCTGATCTTACGGCAATAAGCGGCCCTACTTGGCCTTTTTGTGCTATATTACCAGAAGCAGCTCCAAATGTGGCATCTAAATTTACTGTAAATGTTGAACTGTTTTCTTTCGTAATTCTTATTGTTTCACTTTTTTGAAAATTACCTACTCTATCTTTAATATGTAAAAAATCTAGTGATACGTTATGTCTAAAAAGCTTTGCAGTAGCACCTGAAGTTAATCCTAAAATTGTTGCAGTTCCGGAACCATTTGTTGTAATTGAATTTGCAATGTCACTTTCAGTAGCTACACCACCAAAGGTTAACGTATTATAATTTAACATATCACCATTACCTTGAACATTGACAGCGGTTTCAGTTACTAATTGACCATCAGCGACAGCACCTTGTTCTCCGTAAACAGATGATCCGTTTAGACCTCTTATGAAACCACCTTCTGAAGCGTAATAAGATTTATTACAATAATAAGTAAAACAAGAAACCATTTCTGCTCTACCATTTCCGTGACACCAAATACCTATACCATCAGAATTAATTTGTGTAAAATGTGTTCCTAAAATTGATTTATTGCTTGAAGCGTTTGTATGTAAAAGGCCATCAATTTTAATACCAACAGCGCCACTATTTAAAGAAGTCATATCTTGACAATATGGTGACTGTGTTAAAATAGCTCCTTCAAGATCTAATGAAGCAACAACAGCACCACCAAAATCTGTATTTGCTGTTAAATGTGTAGAAGTACCTGTCATACCTCTTAATGTCATTAATCGTAAATTTGTACCATCATTTAATAAGAACATATAAGAAGCATTGTTTT